TCATTTTTTAATTACACTAACTATAAAGCCACTTCCTTGTCCGTAAGGCCTCTTCAATTCTTCTATATGGTTACCGACTCTATTTCCAGCACCCATTGAGCAAATTGACCCTGTAGGCTCTATTTTTATAAAGTTTCGCTCAATATAAGGTTCTAACTCAGCAACAGTGTTAGCGTTTAATATGACTGGTACTGAAGCCCCTTCATTCTGAAAAAGAGAAATTGAAAGCTGATCACCTAGTATTTGACCAAGCAACAAGGCAAGGCTCGCTTCTGAAGGCTCTTTTGTTAACTCTCTTAACTTCGAAGAAATTGATGATAGTTCATCATCGGCTAAGTTACTCCATCCAACAATAGTATCATTAAATGCTTGTTGCTCTTTTTCTGCCTGAAGGGAGATTGTACCTGCAGCTAAACCACTCAAACCTGGTATCAAACTACTAGCAGAATGCAAAGCGACTCTGAGAGCTTGCCCCCCTCCTGGTTTTTCGCTCATATCATTAAGTAGCTTAAGGTTTTTTTCACGTTCACTCATAACACATCCTCTGTCGTTATTTACATTGCTAAAGAATCATCATCTAAATAAACCCTAGCATCATCTAATTCTGCTGTCACTGAGACTTTGTCTGTGGATGATGGTTTTATATCTCTAATCAAGACGCCGTTGCACCAACGTTCGTTAATACCAAACATGTACAAAGGAGGTTCTATTGAGCCATCAAATACTGGGGTAAAGTCTAAATCGGCGTTAATGATCACTTCATTAGGTATTGTGCCTGGTGTTGCGCTATATGGGCCGGATAATGTGCCGTCTGGTTTTCTGAGGGCCAGAATATGTGACTCTTCTGTTTGCCAATTTAAGTTATCGTTATCAACAAGTATTGAGCGGCCATTTACTAAAAGTACTCTACCTGTTTGTTCAAAGCCTGGTATGTCGTCAGCTAAGGCACAGTAGTCTAGGTAGCGTGAGTTGAGTGCGTCCATTTCTGTTTTAAAGTCAAAGCGTGTACGGCGATAGCGGCGTGTACGGCGTTTACGCATGCCAAATTGGTAGGCTTTATCGCGACTGGTTATACCAAACGCTCTTATTTTTTCGGGATTAATACCTAAATCACCGGGCAATAAGCATAGGATTGTTTCAGATTTCCATGTGATTGGACTGAAATATTCGACTTCGATACCATCAGGTTCGTCATCATCAATCAATTTTATAGAGCGCTTTAACATGCCTATGTAATTATCTGGCTGATACATGTGTTTATAGATAGTTCGCTTTTGGTCGCGCACAGGGGTGATCTGACCATAATCAATGGTTGGCTCAGCAAACCCGACAGCCAGTACCCGTTTTATTACTTCGAACATAGTGCTTTCACTGTCGAATACCGCATTAAACTCATCACCCCGGGCTTGCCAAATAGGGTGCAGTGCTTCAAGTGCGTCTAAACCTATTTTACTATCGCCATGCCCTGCACTTTTTATTACATGCGCAAAAAATGGTGCAATGTCGGTGGTTGGCCTTGGTGCGCTCCAAGCGCCATTCTCAAAAACGGGTAACACACGCGTAGCAATAAGGTTAAACTTGTTTTCGGCCGAACCCGCTAAATTATTGGTTCCGCGTATTCTTACTGCAAGGGTTGTCATGCCTTGGTATGTTGTGGCGCTTTCAAGCTCTGCTTTTAAGGCTGTCCAATACACATCGTCATAAATGCGGGTATCATCATTAGCCGCGGTGCTGCGTTTTACTCTCACTTCTGGGCGGATTTTTTCAGATAAACTAATAGGGATAGTTTTACCCAGTTGATCATTCGTTTTGCCAGAAAATGAAATCACGGGTGCTTGAATCCACTCAAGTGCGCCTTCAGCTCGATACTCAACTACCAGGTTCACTGAGCGTGTTAAAAAATTGCCTTGATCATCAAGCTCGCCCAAACCTTGCGGCAAGGAAAAATCAAGCCATAATTGGTCGGTCACCTCCCCTTCTGGTACCGCAAAAAACGGCCCGTTAAATTCGCCATCTCCACCACCATCTTCGGTGTAAACCTTGGCATAGGTATTCGCTTCGGGAGTAAACCCCGTCCATGTGGTATCTTCTTGGTATTGACCATCCAGCTTTTTAAGCTCGCTGCCGTCAATATCTTTGGTAATAATTTCGTAATAACCATCATTCTCAACGTTGCTGGCCCCCTCTACTTTTATGATCTCACCTAGCGTAAACGGTAAGTGCGATTTGTGTTTCCATTTACCCACTTCAGGTTCGTATTCTTCAAAGTGAACCACCACTTCTTTTGCTGAAAATGAATAGCTATATTTGCTTGACTCACTACCACCGGCGCTGGTTACTCGCCCTTTTAGCTCGATACCAGTGCTCCCTGATGTTGAACCCACCTCGCTTGATGTATAAACATTACGATGGCCTTCATGACCACTCACATCTTCACCGGGGCCAAATATTTCATAAAACACATCGCCCGTGTAACTTTTTACTGGAGTATTAGCAATAAACACCTCTTCGGGCAGTATTTCATATTCACCACTGCCAACGCTTAACATTAAATACAGCCACTGCTCGTTATTAATGTATTCACGGCGTGGCATGGTTAAGTAATCAGGATAGATTAAATGACGGCCGGCACCTTCGGGAATAATACCCATTAGCCGTGGTTTATTTCCCTGTGTATTTACATCATAGATACTACTGCCATCGGGCGTGGTTGAGTTGTAGTTGTCGGGTATTTGGTTGGCGGTGTAAATAGCAACACCCACCGCCACAATCGCAATAATGGCATAGGCAATTGTTGCAGGATCTTTTGCCTCTACAGTTAAGCTTATATTATCCCCTTGTTTAAATATGTATGTAGGCCAGTCAGAAGGTGGTAAGTATTTGCTATTTACAGCGGCACTAAATAACGGTTGTTCGCGATCATCATACGCTGGGACGCTTTCTTTTAACCAGATATCTAATGTTTGCCCCACCACACCTATACAACTTTCAAATAATTTTTTATCTAACTTATTGGGGTAAACCTTAATTTCAACCTGTGTACTCATAAAACTTAACCTTAAAAAATAACCGTTTAAAATCTGCGATTGTTACAATTGACGGGCCTTTTTTCCGTGAGGTATGCAGTATTTGCAACTGCCCATCAACAACTACACATAACCCCATATGTATTAAATTTTGTCCTCTAAAGCCGCATGCAATCGCCTGCTCTTTAGCTGCGCAAGGTTTAAACTGGTCAACTATCTGTGCATATGAGCTAGTGAGGTGGGCTTTATCGTCTGGGCTTACATGGCCAAACGATTTAAATAAGGGTTTGCCAAATACGTTGTGCAGCACAAGTCGCGGTTGGCCCCAACAATCGAGGCCACCCATATCTCGACCACCGTCAACGTAGGGTACGCTTAAGTAATCATTTATGTGTTTCATAATTAACTGAAGTATTTGAGCCCTGGGGCAATGGATGGAGTGTAACGGTTTTTAGGCCATGCTTTATTAACTAAATCGTTAAACGATGCCACTACATTTAAACTTAGCGCAGTGGCCTGAACATCCACCGCTTTCATTTCAACGGCAGGTTCAGCTGGCTGCGTTAAATTACTTGCCGTATACACGCGGTAAATTACGGCAATTGGCACACCAGCATTAATCGCTTGCGTTACTTTAGAGAGTGCTTCACCAGTGACATTATCAATTTGAAATTGTAAGTCTTGGCGTCCTTTAACCCCGCGGGTAGGGAGCGAAACCCCCATCCCGCTGGCTAAAAATGGCACCATTTCACCCCCTTCAATGCCTGCCGTTACATCATCAAAGCCGTCACAAATTCTTAATGTCCATAAAGAATCAGCCTGAAGCTCTAATGTGTGGATTGGCAGGTCGTTAGTCGGAGCGCTGGCGTAAACGCGTTGGAGTACTTGGCTCATAAGACTAGATCTCAAAATTAATTATTGGTAACACTGCTTTAGCAATTATTCGGCTACCAGTATCATTCCAGTGGCTACCTTCATTTGTGAAGGTGTTACCGGATTTTCCGCTAGCGACCGTTGCTTCCTTTAAGTCTCCGTGGATGGCGATTCCTGCTTCAACCCATCTCGCGGCAGCGTTTATACTTACAGCCTCTGGATGATTCTCCAAAACCCACTGATGAGCTAATGTGAACTTATCCAAAGCGGTTAATATTGTGCCATCTCCTTGCTCGCTGTATTTAAGCGAACCATCATCAGCTATTCCTCCAAAATTCCATGAAATTGAACTGGTGAACATCGCTAATTCTGGTTCTAAGCCAAAGTACGCGGCACGCTGTTTCATGCTTAATTCATAATTTTCATCAAACACATAGTGGTTCGTTAAACATCCCCAATAGTCAGCTGTGCTATAGCTATTACTACCAGCAGCACCATCGTTATGGATAGGTAACTCAAAGAACATTAAATCTGGTTTAAAGCCCCATACTTCATTATCTGCATAACGTGGTAATCCGCGAGTGTTTTCAGCTTGGGTGTTGTGACTGCCTCTAGCTGCATTGATATAAGTTATCATGTACTGTCTTGGTGACCATTCAACACCCCAGTATAAAAAACGGCCTCCGGCACCACTATTAGTAATAGTGATATTTTTCACTTCACCTCGGCTATCAAAGGTGGCTGATTTACAGCGCATTTTTAATCTTTTTTGATAAGTAGTATTACCTTTAGATGCTATACTTCTATTAACATATGTGTTGTCACTAGCTTTCGGAACGCTAACATTGCGTAATAATGGCTCTTCTTCTCGCATTGAAAAAACAAAGCCATTTGCTTCAACCCATTCATCATTGTCGGTAAGTACTTCCATTTTTCCATCACCCTCGGCAATAGAAACAATCGCAGTTTCAGTTCCTGTCGTATCTGTTCGATAAATAAAATTAAACTGCCAAGCATCAATAGGAACATCAAATGCAATAGAGGCTTCTAAATCAGCAGAGTATTTGGTTAGTCCATGTCGATATGGCCCATCATCCCATTCAGGTAAATTTGAAGATAAAGAAAACTCACCATTTTCAACAAAAAAACCACTGTCATATCGACGGTACTCTTGCAAATCCCACCGAATTTTATCCCAAAAATGTGATGCGAAATTATTGCTATGCATCAATGGCGGTCTAAATTTAGCTTCAAAGTGATTTGTACAATGCTCTACTGAACGGGCTGTTAAGGATGTACCAGTGTTTACAACAACCAAATCTTTATCTCGTTTTAACCAGTGTTTCTTGAAAGCTGGCAACTTATCAGATAAGTAACTTCCTGCGTCGGCTTCAATAAACTTAAACCAAGCTTCTTGATCAATAGATTGGCTTAACTTCGCTTTACTTTGTGACGGTAAGTAGTCTTCTTTTATCGTCGTCTTCTGATTGTATTCCTCATAGTTCGTAGGTACCTCTCCTTTTTCAAGCTGAGCTTGGCCATTTAAAGACTTACTTGATGCTTGATTATTTTCTTTATGCAAACTCAAAACTACATGGGTAATGCCCATACCAAGAGGTACTTGAAATGCTCTTCCAATTCCGGATACAGGTGTTACAAATGTGATATTATCAATGATATTCGAGGTTATTCTTTCTTCGCCTAATAAGTAACCACCTTGACCATATATTGCGTCACCAGAAGCCACATACCATTCTCCCTCTCTTACCGGTATTGCTGCTGTACAAGCAATACCTAAAACATCAATTTTAAAGCTTTTTTCGCCTGTAGAATAACGGTATTCATAATCAATAAGTGTCGGATTAATTAAGTTATGGCTACCAACTTCGAAAATAAATTGGCCATCTGAAAATAAGCTTAATGGTGGCAGGGATTCTGGCTTAAGTGTATTTACTTCTTTGTATTCTGTGTAATTTAAAGGTGTTTTTCCTTCGTTGATTTGGATGTTACCTTTGATTTCGCTATAGGGAAAATCATCTGTTGCAATTAAGTTTAAAATTACAAACTTAGCATTGAATCCAATTGGTACAGTGAACACGTAATTTTGGTCATCTGTTTCTGTTAATTTAAAATCAGATAAATCATTAATTGCAGTTATGCTACTACTTGATACAAAAAAGCCAACCTTTGAATCTATTAAATATTTAGCATTATATGCTTGGCCGCCGATGGCATAAGTTTTTCCCTCTTCAACAGGTATAAAACCAGTTGCAACCAACTTTGTTGTGTCTAAAGGTTGTAGCTTATTTCCTCCGGGAGAAAAGCGTTTGCTCCATTGAATGGCGTTTCTATCAAATAAGTTTAATGACAAAGACTTGATAAATTTTTCTACAAAATCAAACTTCACTAACTGATTAGAGTCTTCCAGAATACTTAGAGGTATATTACGGCTGTATTCTGAATATTCAGTTGCAGTTGATCCCTCTTCGATTTGAAATGTATTATCAAAATTAGCATCACCATCACTTGTAATATTTATTGCTACAAATTTAATGCCTTGACCTGTTGGAACGGTGAATGGGTTGCTCAGTATATCTGAGATTGCTGAATCATCAGCGGGGGCTGAGAAATAACCACCCGCGCCAATGCCGTTGCCACCAGATTGAATATACGTTTTACCCTCTTCAACAGGCACAAACCCACTAATACGGTATTGCGGAGAGCCATTAATTCGATTACTTGCTGGGCTATAATAACGTCCAGCACGAATTTCTTCTTTATTTACAAGGTTTTTTGAATCTACTTTTAAAAGTTCATCTTTTACAAATCGCCAAATGGCGTTTGGAGTTACCGAATTAGAATTATCCTGTTTATCAAACGTTATTGAGGCACTGTTAAATTCACTTTTAACCCAAGCAGATCCCCCCCATCCATACAGGCCGTTGTTTATAGGAATTGAGTCATTCCAAACTTCTGCTAACTCTCCGTTAGGTGGTGCGCCAGCAGTATCTAACGCAGCTTTTGTTTCATAAGTAAGGCGTCCTTGAACCATTGCCTGAATAAAAGCAAAGTTATCTTTTATTGCTTTTGAAATACTATCCTTACTGACACCATTCACTTCTACAGTTTCATCATCAGCTCCCGCTAAAATTGTATTCAACTGCCCTAATAACGTTTCAAGCTCTGTCACTAAACTAAAAAAATTACTCATATGATTATTCCTGGTAAATGTCTAAAGCGTTTGCAACGCCGTTAATAAATTGTTCAGCCGTGTTTGGGGCAAGCAACTGATTTACCGTTGCTTCTTCACTCACAACTTGTCGTTTTTTTATCTCAATATTGGCACTGTAGTTCCAAAAGCCTCCGTTGTAGGTACATGACTCTAAGGGGCTTTTAATAAAACGCACTTCATGTTCTATCAGTCCTTGTGGGGTGAGAACTGGCATTAAAAACCAGTTCGCCGCATCGTTAACGCCGTGCGTTACAAAGCCTTCAAGTAGCTGTGCTTGATACGGATTTAGCTTCCACGTTGCGCTCATGGTGCTGGGTACTGACTGAAAACGTTTGCGCTGCCTTGCGCGGCCGCTTGCCATGTCTGTACGTAATAAGTTTGAGTTTTGCGATAAACGATGGCTTGAAACGAGTGGCAGTTTTAAATCTTTCGGGTATTTTACTAACACGTTTATATCCCTTGGCGTTGTAAGCTATAGGTACTTTCAAGTGCAGAGGATGCATCGCCACCTTGGCGGATATTACTTACAAATATGTTTATGACGTCTTCACCATTTAAACCACTACGGCTTTGTGAACCTGCACGGGATGCATCTTCAATCACGTTTACAGTGACATTTGAGCCTAGGCTTTGGCCTTTAGTGTGATCAACAACGGTTTCTTGGGGATGCAGCATGGCCAACTGGCCGCCTTTTCCATCAAGGCCGCCGCTGCGTGGGCCATCCCATGTGTACCCACCGCCATCAAATGAAGCTAAGGTTCCTGCGGCTGCTGCTGTTGCTGCTGCAGCTAATGGTTGCGTTACTGCTTCAGCAGCCAATGCTGCGCCCGGCGCTAGGGCTGGGCCAATAATAGGTATGGCTGCTGTAGAAGCAAAGGCATTAATAGCAGCAAGGTGGGCACCCGCTTGTGCTTGCCCTGTTACTTGAGTTAAGTAACTAACGCCAGAGGCCTTGCCTAACGTCGCTTCTAAGGCCCATAACACCAAACGTTGCGTGCCAATTTCAACAAGCGATTGAATAACGGCCTTTGAAAAGCTAGATGCTATGTTTTTCACTAAATTACCAAAGCCCTGCCAATCGGTAATAGCCTGAGTAATGTTGCTCGACATGGTTTGACTAAAATTAGTGAGTGTATCTGCCCATAGTTGGTCGGTGTTTTCTGCAGTGGTTCTAATAGACTCCATGTAATTAGTCCAAAAGCCATTATTCTGCTCTGCTAATTGCTCTTGATGTAAGCGTTCTGCCTCTTTTCTGGCTTCTAGCTGCTCTTGCTTAATCAGGCTTATATTTTGCTCATGTTGTGCTAGTGCTTGCTCTTTTGCGGTGGTGTACTCGGCCTCTATTTCAGCAGTGATGAGGTTTTTATCACGCAGTAACTGAAATTCGCGTTCCATTTCTTGTTGCTTACGTTCAAAACGACGGTTTTCGAGCTCTACTTCTTTGCCATCTTGCTGTAGCTGGGCATCAAATATTTGTTGGTATTGATTACGGGCCGCATCTATTAACTTTTGCGACTTTTCATCAACGACCTCAGGATCATCTTTTAGCAGTAAATCACTTAGTCCTGGCTTTTTAGCGTTATCAACTTGTTTTTCTGCTGCGGCTTGGAATTTTTTTTGTGCATCGCTAATCCATGTATTTATTTTCTCTGAGGGCATTGGCTCCATGGCTGCGTTGTGAAAGTCGTCTTGTGCTTGCGCTAAATTTTTTAAAGCTTGGGAGCCAATGCTATCGAGTGTTTTAAATCCCTCTGCTTTACCCAACTGATTCAATTGAGCTAATGCCGACTTTGCATAATCGCCAATACCAGGGATATGTTGTGAAAGCTCTAGCACTTTACGAATTGGATATAAAAGGCCGTTGGTAACACTATTAGCAAATGGCACAATTCCTTTATTTACTACAAATGCTAACCCCTCCCAAAGTGCCCAAGAAAAGCCCATAGCAACAACTTTAGCGCCTTTAAAGAGCACATTTATACCTTGTATGCCATCAGCCATAACACCAACACCACTTGCAACCTGTGTAATTGCTTGTTGCGCAAATTTGCCAAAGCCGCCGGCTTCTTTTGCTGACTCAACAAACATGTCAGATAGCGCGCCAATGATCGGCGCTGTTTCTATTGCCAGTGTTTGGCCAAAACTGTGGGTGGTTTTTTGCGCTTTATCGAATGCATCGTTTGCCATTTCGACCTTGGCGGCATCAATGCGATCGAAGGTCATGCCCAGCGCGTCGGCTTCTGCCATCATGGCGGTTATGCCATCAGCGCCGGCGTCCATGACGTTGATCATCTTAGCGCCCGATTTACCCATTAAGCTTTGTGCTAGGTACACCTTTTGGCTTTGGTCTTCAACGCCTTTAAGTTTGTCGGCAATGAGTTTAAATTGCTCTTCAGGCGCGAGGCCTTGTAATTCTTGAACCGATAAGCCTAAACCATCAAGAGCGTATTTAGCCTCACCGGTGCCAGTTTGCCCCACTTGGCCTAAGTTTTTTTGCATGGTTTGCAGTGATTTATTTAGCTCTTCGTTTGAGGCGCCATATAAATTAGCAGCATGTTGCAACCCGCCAAGCGCTTGCGTGGTTATACCTAGACGGTCAGCTGTTTTTGCTTGTTGATCAATAAACTCAGCATTTTTTGCATAAATAGAAGCAAAAGCGGCGACGCCTGTAACACCAAACCCCGCCATTACTTTAGCGCTCCCTCCCACCATTTTGCGGGTTTTATCAGCCCATGATGCGGTTTGTTTATTGGCTTTATTGAGCTCAGCAGTCAGCTTCCCACTTTTACCGATTAAATCGATAGTGAGCGTTGCAATTGATGCCATGTGTTAATTTCTCTTTTGTTTACGCCAAGGACAGGTATTTAAAAACGCTTCGGTTTCACGGCGTTTTTGCTCGTATTCAATTTTTCGTTGTTCGCTTCTGTCGAATGTCAGGCCCATTTTTAAGCCTTGATGGACTAAGCGCAGTTCCAGTTCATCAGCAGATAAGCGTTTATGCAGATCGTAGAGTGAGCAACCCAAGTTATCTGCTAAATTGCAGAGCGCTTGTAACTCAGGTTGCTGTTTTAGTTTTTTTCAATCGCCTCAAGGTTTTCTTGAGCGAGGTTGGTGAAAAACAACCCTGTGGTGTGGATCATACCTAGCTGTTGCATATCGATTAAACTAGGCAGTTTGGCGGCTTCTTTATCGTCAAATTTGCCATGCAGCATATAATAGGTATTGCGCTGCGCCATTTTTTCAAGCTTTTTGGGGTCGGCATCTTTGTCGGTAAACAGCTCTCTGGCTTTTACTTCATCGATGGCGGGAAGACGGTGCAAAACTATTTTACCTACGCCTTCAATATCAAATTCGCGGGAGGAAGTAGGTAGCTTTCCCGCCATTATTTGTGCTGCAGTAATCATTTACACTCCCACCGCTAACGTTGAAAATACCACTTGTTGCAGCTTGCCAATACAGGCAAACATTTGCTTACCTGAGTCTTTACCCGATTCACCACTAAAATAGTCGTGTGGTAAATACACTGCGTCTTGCACTTCGCCACTGGCACGCGTCACTTTTATTGCAATGGGTGTACCTGCTTTTACCATATCGCAAAAGGCTTTTTGCTCTGTGTTAGCAGGTTTATGGCGAAATGTGAGCTCCCAATCTTGATCTTCGGGGAGGCACTTTTCGCTGTAAGAACGGTTAGCCGCTGCTATGTCAGTGTCGTCTTCGTACACTTTGCCCGAGTTAATTTGTGGGATAATGTCGAGCCCTGGTAGCAGTGCATCAACCTCACCGATACCCGTAGTACAAAACTGTAGTGTGGATTTATGAGAGTCAACCGTATCAGCGGCTGCGGTAGTTACTGGTGTTGGTTCTGGCATGTTAAACCTCGTTATTTATGGTGTGATACTTAAAAATGTATTCGTATGACTCGCGGTATAAATGCGAGCCGGTGTCAAAGTCGGGGATACGGTTTTGCTTTAGCGCAAACTGCACATTTACAACACCATCAACAAAGCCTTGTTTGTTAAAAATGGTGGCAAGCTCTTTGGCTATGGCTTTAGCGGTTGCTGGCGTTTTGCTATAACAATCAAATTGAATGAGTGCTTCGCTTTGGTTATCTTCCATGTGTATTTCAATAGGCGTTTCGTCGGTGATCACACTGAGCAAAACATAGTTATCGTCTGAGTTATGAGCGGTAGTAAAATGCAGATTATTGCCAATTAAAGCCGTTAATGCAGATGATGCGAGTGCCTTGGTACGTATGCTGTTTTCTATCATGCTGGTTTGTTCTTTTTGGCAATGCGGCGCTGCGCTAAATTGATGCGTTTAGCTAAGCCACGGTTAATAACTACCACCGCTTGATTGGTGCGTTTTTTAAAGGCTTGACGAATAAATGGATTAGCCTTTTGCGTGTTTGTGCCATATTCAACTTGCACTATGTAAGGCACTTTAAATACGCCCACACGCACTAGCGATACAACCCCTTTACCAAAGCGACGTGTTTCTTTACCTTGGCGATTAGTACTGGCTTTAACTTTAATGCGTGATTTTAAAAAGCCTGGGCGGATTTCAACTTTTTGGCCTTGATTGGTTTTAACCACGCGGGCTACGTTTGACTCTGGTGCATTGCGCTGCATGCCTTGTTGATATTTAATAGCGCCATCTCTTATTGCACTGGTCATTAAACCGCTGGCCTTTTTAGCGCCGATTTCTTTGCCTATTTCAAGCAACGCTTTTTCCATTTCTTTAAGGCCCGATATATCGATACCTGTATTAAGCATGGGTGAGCTCCTTAACGGCAATAATGGTTTGTACATTGGCAAAGTCTTGATTTACGGGTGTACCAATGATTTCAAATAGCCGTTGTTTATAACTAATTTGGTGAGTTGCGATTATTTTATTGCTGTAACGGCAGGTAATTGTATGGGTGATTTCGCCCATTAACTGGCCGCTTTGCTCGAGTTCTTTCGCTGCACCGGTTTGTATATTTACCCACTTATAAAACGCATGCTGATGGCTAGTGGTGTTGTAGCCATCATTTGATTTTATGCCCGTGCCAAAGCTGGCTTTGCAATTGTATTTAGCTGCTGGGAGCGATTTCATAACAGTTCAACCGCGAGTTCATCTGCAATGGCTTTAAAGGCATTAGGCATATCGTAAAGCTGCACCGGTGCGGTGTCTTCGCGGTTACGAAACCAGTCGGCAATTAATACCAAAATGGCTTGTTTTGCTAGGTCGTACTTATCCTGGTCTATGAGTGTTTCGTTATCTATGCTGGTACCCTCATTTGTGAGGGTACCATGACCAAATACGCATTCAATTTGTACCGCATCGGCTATTTTAAACCCCACTGCTGGCCACCGACCGCCTAATTTAGGGGTGATTGTGGCAGTTAAACCATGCTCAATAACTCGGTAGTCGCTTGAATCGAGTGTGACAAACTGCCCCAAGTTATTAATATATTTAATTGAATTAATGCTCCGAAGCGGCGCAAAAGGCAGGTGTATTTCGTTGCAAAACTTTGGCAATGCAAATTGCCATGTTTGTTCTACTAATAACCGGCCACTACGTTGTTCAAACCGTTTACGCGCTCTGGGCACCAAGCTTTGCAAATAATCATGGTGATCATCATCAGCATTGGTATGTGCTGCCAATTCTTCTACAGTGATTGGCTCTATACTTGGCGCTTGTATTAACTTTCGGAGCATTTTCATTCTGTTTACTCTTTGCTATCGGTGTCGTCAGGGTTGCTATCAGCGGCTTCATCGATGCCATTAAGATCAACAGTGTCAACTTCTAGCTCTTTACTACAGTAATCAATAGCGGCTTTGTCATAGGCTAGTTCGCCGACGTCTATTAACGGTTTTAGTAATTCTGCATCGCCTTTTACGAGTGCATTTGGCTCAAAATGGTGATCTGCAATGACACATGCAACAAGTACACGTGCGGTGATTAGTTTTTTAGCTACCATGGTTATATTCCTTAAATAAAAAAGCCCCGGTTAAGGGGCTAGAGGAGCATCAATTAAGCGGCTGCATTTTGGTAGTACTTAACAGCACCACCCACATCAATGCAGCGGCCACCGGTACGCATAAACGCTAAGAAACCAACTTGGCCCTTGCGACTGTATGCGCTGTCAGTGAAGCGGAAGAACAACATTTGCGATACATCGCGCACAATGTATTTAGAAAAATCACCAAATAAAACCGACTTAGCGTTAGCCGCCATGGTGGGTATATGTTGGTTAGTGGCGTACGGTTTACCTAAAATAGTGTTAGGCTCTGAGGCTTCCATACCGGGTAACCAAAGTGGGCGGCCTTGTGTATCTTTAAGCTTTTTAACGACTTTGATTGTGGAGTCGTTCATCATAAAGCCACATTGCGCACTACGACGGTAAGCCGGATCAACGCTGTGCTCTAGGTCAATTAAATCTTCTAAAGTGATAATAGATGTTTGCCCTGAGCCCCCTACTTTACCTGCCGTGGTGTCGGCTAAAATACCGTGCGGCATTGAGGTGCCTGACCCATTTATAAACGCATCTTCTGAGGTGCGGCCAATACGCATGCCTATTTGCTCATTTATATAGCTTTCTAGGTCGAATTGCGTGTCTTGCAGTAGTTGGAACGGCACCGCAATAACTTTAGAGCTGACCATGTGTGTATCGATGTTACGTACACCAAAGGTGGTGTCTTCATCACCAGCTTCTGTATTTTCGGCTAACCATTCACCTTGCTCAGCCGTTGCATTAGCAGTAGGCCATGGAATAGTAGAGCCGGTTGCTGTGGGCACTACGGTTGCCAGCTCACGCATACCGCCGTACGCTTTAAGCGCTTGTGAAATACCGGGTGCGATTTCGTCAGCGGTTAAATAACCGCCTTCTGAGCCTTGGCCTGTACTCATAGCGTTTTTAGGGCTGTCGATACGTGCTTGTACTGCACTGCGTTGCTCTTCATTAAGTGCTGACATGCCACCGCGCAACCAGGATGCATAAGCGGCTTTTTCTTGGTGAATTTGATGCTCAGCTTCATCAGCAGAGATACCGTTTTTATCGGCACGGTCTTGAATGGTTTGCTTTGACTTTGCTTGTAAGTCGAGTACTTTTTGTTGGCGGTCTAGGTCACCATCAAGTGCATCGATTTTATTAACGAGGTCGTCGTATTTTTTTTGCTTGTCATCGCCCCACGCTTCGTCTTTTGGGTGATCCGTTACTAACTGGTTTAGGGTTACAGCTAACTCTTTTCGCTGCTCACGCTTTTGTTGGATAGACATAATTTAATTTCCTCAATTTTAAGTACAAAAAAGCACCCTAAGGTGCTTTAAATAGTGTTGCCAGCGGAGCTAGCCAGTAGTTAGCAGCATGTTGGCAAATCGTTCTAGCCGTTCACGCTGCACAAATTTATCTTGCGGTGGTTGTGGTTTTGGTGCGTTTTGATAAGACGTTAAGTCCCACGCTTTATTGGTGGTTTGCTCGCTTGGTGTATCTTGCATAATGCTGTCTACAAAGCCATGTTCTAGGGCTTCTTGTGCGGTGAACCAGGTTTCGTTTTTCATCCAGGTGCGTACTTGTGCTTCGCCTGCTTCGGTGCGCTTTTCGTAGTCGTTTACTATGGTGTTGTCGACTTTATCAAGCATGTCGGCGGTGTCGCGTATTTCTTGTGCGTTACCCAGTGCTAGTGTCCAGGCATAGTGGATCATGTAAAAGCCTGAATCAGCAATTTCGATAGTATCGCCGGCTAAGGCAATGCGTGTTGCGGCACTGGCTGCGATGCCATCGATGTGAATATGAATTTTTGCTGGGTGCGCTTTTAAGCTTGAGTAAATGGCGGTGGCTTCAAATACGTCACCGCCTGGGCTATTAATATACACATCGATGTCGGTTGCATCAGTAATGCTAAGCAAGTCGCGTTTTATCATTTCGGCAGATACGCCCCACCATGGATCGATTACATCGTAAATTAAAAATGCGGGGCGGCTTTCGCCTGCATTGGCCAGTGGTGATTGCTGCTTTACTTGATAACCAACTTGGTCACGGTTTTGGCAGTTATTTTTAACTAACTGCATTAGTTTGCGGCTGTTATTCATGATTCGTTTTCCATTTGTTGATTATTGGCAATAGGGTCGTATGGCAATGCGTAGCGACCACCCATTTCGGGGAGGTTTTCGAGCTTACGCACTTCGTCTATGCTCATCCAACCGGGCCCCTGNNGCGAGCCGCCAATGGCTTGGCGGTATGCTTCGTTTCTGTCTTTAAGCGTTAAGCGCATTAAATTTGCCGCTATAAACTCGGCAAACATGGGTTTGTTTAAAAACAGTTTGCGGTTTATCTCTTGCTCAAAGCGGTTTAGGTGTGGGCCAAGCGTAAAACGCAAGAACGATAAACCGATTTCGCCAATACCTGAGCCCCACGATGTTGATTTTTGCTCTTGGTTTACCATGAAACTTGGTAGGCCAAATGCACGGGCTATGTCGGTAATTTGAAATTCACGCGATTCAAGCAGCTGTGAATCTTTTGCTGATACGCTAAGCTGTTTTACATCGGTACTGTTATCAAGCACGAGTGGGAATTTTGAGTTTTCAATGCCGCCGTAGGCTTTAACCCATGCGTTTCTGAATGAGTCTTTTTGTGTTTCGTCCCACTTACCTTGCTTTACCACGGCTACACGTTGCGTTGAGCCTGATTTAAAGAACTCGCCGCTGTGTTGCTCCATGGCAAGCTCTAAACCAATACTATTAAACGCGCCCCACTGAATAACCGACATTGATTTAAGGCCGTTAAAGCCAAAGCCAGGAAAGTGCAGTATATCGTCTTGGTCAAAGCCGCGGGCGATGCCATCTAGTGTAAAAAAGTAATTTAGCCGGCCGTTGTTATTTACTACGTTCATGCCTACGGGACTAATGGGTAAAACTTCTTCTATGTCGCCGTTGCGATCGCGTAATAACACCGCGTAACCATCGCCATGCAACAGCATGCTGGCCACTATGTACTCCCAAAAAGCAGCGGCGCTCCATACTGCTGTGGGCTGTAGGTTAAAAAGGCTGGCTAAATTGTGGTTAGCAAGGCGTTTTTTATCGCCGTTATCACTGCGTTCAAAAATATGTACGGGCATCTGTGCTATTGCGCCGGCAATTAAGCGCACACAGGCAAATACTATCGACACTTTCATTGATGTTTTAGGCGTAACCGCGGGGCCTGCAAGTGAGGGCATAACGCCAAACAGGTCAGATAAACTATTTATATCCTGCATTGCTGTGTTTTGCTCTGCAGTATTGTTAACTGCAGGTGCACTTTTGCTGCTGTTACGACTTAAAAACGGGATTTTAAACATTAGAATTCCAAAAACTCTTGGTTAGAACCGTCGTCTTCTTCAGGTTGCCATGAACCTATGAAGGCCAGTAATTTAGCGACTGCGGTATCAATTTTGTTGTCTTTATGTTCTTTTACTGGGCGGATATATTTACCGTCCATGGTTTCTTTGGCTATGACATTGCCAAGGCACCAAGTAAGAACTGGATCACCATTGTGGTGTATACGGCCTTGCCTGAGTAAGTTTTCAAACTCGCGCATGGCTGGCGAAAAGTTGGTGTAATTTTGCGATACTTTAATGGGCTCTATACCAGTGCTGTTTTGTACCCGCTGTGCTATTGGTGCTGCACCTGCTGGGTCGTAAAATAAGCCGGTTACTTGGTAGTTTTCGTTATCGGTTTCGATAGCGCGTTCTACTTCGTCGTAATCTATGCTGGTACCTTCACATTCAATTAAGTGCCCTTGGTTAACCCAGTCTCGGTATATGTCTATTTCGTTAGCCTTTGCTTCTGTTACGTAGGTTTTAGCAAAAAAGTAATAGTGTAATTTACCGTTTACTGGCCGTGTGAAGCAGGTTACATCGGCGGTTAAGTCGTCTGACTCAGAAAGGTCGACGCCTTTTGTGCATTCTTCACCTGTGAATTGCTCTATATCTAGCGTTAAATCACCGGCAGCTAACCAATCTTCAATATTTAGCCAGGACTCGCGTGCACCCACCCATAAATTTAGGTGTTTAGTTTTAAATGCGTTTTGCTTGCGGGCTGACTGCCTAGCTTTTGAAAGCTGGTTTAGTAGAAACTCTTCTTCAACCGATATGCCAAAGTTAGGGTTCGCTTTGCGCAGTGCTTCTTCGCTTTGCCAGTCGTCATCTTTATCAATGGTGTAGATCATGGCAAAAACAGTTTCGTCGGTACGGGTACCTTCAAGTATTTCTTGGCATTCTTTTTGGTATTGTCCACATGGTCCAAACCAGTTAGAACCAGCTGTCGATATTATCCATTCAAGTGGTTGTTCTCGTGCGCCCATGCCGGTGATCATCGTATCGCGTTGGTCGTCATCGTCATGTTCGTGGTATTCGTCACATAAATAACAACTAGGCGAGCCACCATCACCCGGATTACCAATTAAGCGTTCAAACTTGCCGCCATCGTTTGTTTTTTCTATTTGCTGAGCAAACAATTCAATATTAAAACGGCGTCTGAATACGGGTTGTTTTAATGCCATTTTTTTAGCTGGCTGAAATACTTCGTTGGCTTGTTTTTGTGTAGTAGCACCACAGTAAACTTCGGCACCTGGCTCGCCATCATTAGCCAGCATGTATAAACCAATAGGTGCAACCCATGTAGATTTACCATTTTTTCGCGGTACCAAAGTAAACGCGGTCCGAAAACGGCGGCGGTGAGTGGTTACATGTTTCCACCCATATACTTGCGCTGTAATCCATTTTTGCCAACCACTTAGGCTAAGCAACCCCTCTTGGCCTTTTGCTCTGGCCCATTTTCCTTTTACGTGGCTAAAAGTTTCTAAAAACCAAATAACTTTAAGTGCTGATTCCGGGTCAAAGTAATACGGAAAGTCTTTACTAGCCGCTCTTGCTAAGTCATGGCTTTCACGCTCAACAGCTAGAATTTCATATTTATTAGCTGGGCGCTTACCACTGAGTACGTCTGATGCATATTGTTCAATGTCAGCTAAATGATCACGATGAAATGTTGGGTAATCACTACGGTTTTGCATTTATCAAACTCACTTAATACACATCATCAAATAAGCCAGGCTGTAAATTATTAAATCGTTGGTCTGTCGCAGGGCTGCCGCCAATTTGATTTATCAAGCTATTTAGTTTGCGCCAATCATCATTGTACTGGCTGGCCTCTGGCCTAGTTTTATGTTGAATACCGTTACGACCTTCCGTTGTATATTTCCAATCGTGCTCTTCTAAGTAAGCAAGAGCCGCTTCCATGCGCGCAATTACAATGCAGTACTCTTTAAAAAATCGAACATAGTGAGGCTTGAAGCGATTAATCTTTACATATTCAGGCATATCGTTATTCCATACCTGCTGCTCAGCCTTTGACATACCACGCGGACGCGATTTGATCGCGATCTTCTTCGCGTCTTTATCACTAATTTCCTTGTTTTCAGCAGCATTAGGGAACTTAACAACTTTATTAGTTACGTCCTCTGCGACTGCTGGGTATCTACCTGCCATAATTAACCAAATAATCTCTATAAGTGGGTTTTTTCATTTCATTTCTGCCCCGCATAAAAATCTAATTGAGGGGGCGGTGTTCGGCGGGTAGCGCTAAACTTTAGCTACCCCCGGTCAATGCTGTGTCTTGATTCAGCTGATGTCTTCTCTTTATCACAAGACTGACAAATTGTTTGCAGGTTATCTATCCGGTCATCGCCACCTTGACTAAGCGGAATCATGTGATCACAAACCCCATGATAAGCACCATGTAACTCAACTGAAGTTAAGACACCTTTGGCTTTACATATTTGGCATAAGAAGTTGTCACGATGAAATATAAACTCTCTTGTTCGTTGCCACACACGGCCTCCTCGACCTGACTGTTTATTACCAGCGCGCTTACGGCCGAAAGGTATACGCTTAGGACAAGGTTCATCCTTGTGTACTTTACGGCATTTGCTACACCAAGAACCCGGCTTACTTGCCATTTAACTTATCCTGGCATAGCAGTTGTGATTGGTCGCTCTGTTGTAGCGCTTCCATTCTTGCACGATGGAACTCTCTATCATCCTCATGCTTTTTATCTTCACGCTCATTACGCTTATGCTGAAACCGCCAGTTAACTAAGAACGTTAACGCAGCAAATACAATCCCCAGTAATATGGCCCATTCGTTCAAGCTTAAAATCCCTCCAGCTGCTGTGCCTAAGCTTGCACTGTAAGTCGTTGCACTTACTGCTTTTTGCATAGCTATATCACTAGTCTCTATTCGCATTATTCCAACTTCTTGCTCTTAATAATTGTTCATTACATTTACCAATCACCGACTCTAAATAAGCCGTATACTGGCTGTGTGATGCATTATCATCAATGACCTGAGCCACAACATTACATGGCTGTATAAACTCATCAGGCATCAGCACAAACTCATATTTAGTCTGAACCACCGTCTTTACTACAGGCTTCAACTCTTGCGTACTTGAACACGCTGATAACAGCAATAGGCACGCAATCATTAGCCCAGCTCTTAGTTGTCTCATCAGATGAAAGCCTTAACGCATCAAGCTGCGCAGTAGAGTATTGAAGTTGAGTTTGAATAGAAGTGAGCTGCTGCTGGTGATCAGCTCTTAATCTAGCGAGTAAGTCACGTTCCTTAAGTAATTGCTTATTCTGTTTATTAGCATCTGCCAGGCTATTAGCTAAGTATTCAGCATGAGTCTTATAACTTTGAACAGACGCTTTAAGTTGCTTATTATCATCAAGCGCCTTAGTTAAGTCAGACTCAAGGCCTACATACTTAACTACTGCAAAACCCAGCATGCTAGCCAAGCCAACAAAAACAACCTTATTTAAACTAAGCATTAGTTAACTCACTCAAACATAATTGTCGCTCCAGCTCTCGGCGCTTAACTAAGCCAGCTAACTTATGGCCATCAGCATAAACCCAACGGGGTAATTCATTACATGCCTTAAAGCGTTCACCCCTATTTAAATGCTTAAGCAACGTACTACTGCGAAAGTTCCCAGCACCCACGTTGTAATGAAACGACAAATAAGCGGCATGCTCACCAATAGAAAGCGGCTGTTTAACCGCTCTTAGTAACTGCTCATTATGATCACCTAAGTCCATAGCAAACAGGTTTAAGCATTCGTTCTCTGTATAGCTTTTTCCAAGCTCAGCCGTTTGGGTATGTCCAAAACAAGCTGTAACCACACCAACAGGATCCACATAACCTGTTCTTGCCTCACCCTCAAATTCAGCAACCATCACACCAGCCAGAGCAATAACGCCCGTAACACCAGCAGCTAATAGTTTGTTAACTTTCATTTAAGGCCTCAAAGCAAAAAACCCGCTTAGGCAAAAACCTAAGCGGGTTACAACAACAGGAATGTAAGGGTCAAAAAGCAGGCACAAAAAAGCCCAAGGTGTTAACCTCGGGCTTTATGATGCAGCTTTGCTAAGCTTACCTGAATTAGTATAGTTATTGCGCGCGCAATTGCAAACTATTTTTATAAATTACCCATTAGGGTTAAGTGGGCCAGTCAATACAGACTCTTTAGCATTCCTAAACGCAATGAACGCATCAATGCTAAAGCGGCTTGCAACTACTATTTCATCTACTGGTATAACTATAGAAAAGTCATTAATACTATTATGTTCAGACTCTTCATCGCTCTCATCATCAAAATACTCTTCATAATGTAAGTAATAATTGTTGTTGAAAACAATTTTCTTTTTTTCATCTACATAGCCACTCAAAAGTGGCAATAACGTAATATATTTAATCTCGCCAGACTCAAAATCAGGTGTTTCGGGTAAGCCAACATATACCTTCCCACAATCTAGCTCCACTCGTATCGGTTTAACTTCGATAGTCGAGTTAACAATTAGCATTTCAAGATCATTAGCAATTCTTGATAGTTCTTTATAAACATTTTGTTTACTTGAATGCCAGATACAAAACAAAATATTTATTGAACAATATAAAAATGCGATTAGAAAAATAACAACAGCTTTAATTACTTCCCAATAGGAAGTGCTCTGCTCTAAAAACGTTAATTCTGGTTTATCTTGAACTCTATCTACCAAACTAGACGGAAGATCAAAAAAATCGATAATTAACCATGTGATAGTTGCTAGTAAGACAAAAGCCAAGCCAGATAAGCCAGCTTTAAAGTAGATATGATATCCAGCACTTCTAACTAAGTGAAGTCGACGATGAGGATGATAGCTTTGGTAAAAGTACCCTAGTATCAACACAACCCCTAAAACTAAGGCACCCATAAAATCCTTTTACTTATTAACTTTTTTATTCTCGTCGTTTAACTGCTTTAATTTAAGGATCTGTTCTTTAATTTTAGCTTTAACAACATCATTTTGATGATTCAGGCTTACAATCCCATCTTTATCAATATTAACAGTTTCAAGCTGTTCTTTTTTAAAGTGACCATTACCTGATAGTGAGAAAAACATAATGACTCCTCCATTAATTGCGGCGAATTGTACACATATGTATAAAATTTGCCACCACAATTAATTACTAACACAGTACCCATATTTATGCAAATATTTTGTATCAAACTACGAATACCTTAATTCAACATAAAAATTTACTATGCTGCAGTTTTAATTAAAACCCCTTTAGCCATTAAATGACCTTCTAACCAAGCCGCACCACTTAACAGTAACTGCCTTGCTTTCGTTTCACCAATATCTAAATTTTTAGCTATTTGCCTAGTGCTCAGCTGCGAACGGTAGCTCATCATCACTACCTTCTTAGTCTTTGGCGCATACTGGCCTAGCATGGCCACAGCCTGGTCTATCAACAAACCCATATCATCATCAATCGCGGTAATGACATCGTTCGATGCAGAGCTTAGCGTAAGCCCTAAGCCAGCCTGAGACCAAACACCCCATTCATTAAGCAAATCATCAATAGTCGTAACTAACTGCATCATCATTCCCCGTTAAAGCCAAAAAACTAAATAAAACATCTTGGTCACCCTTATTTTTACTGTGACCACCTACCGTGACCGCTGAAACCCTTGCTATTACTGTATTGGTCATAGTGGTCATACTGGTCATAGTGTTTTTACATACACAAGAACAAACATATAAATAGAAGTACAAAACACGCGTGCCCGCTCGCACCCGCGCGCGTATGTGTGCGCAAAAATACCGTGACCACCGTGACCACCATGACCAACCCAACAACCACGCACCTTGCAGCGGTCACCGCTACTGGTCATGGTCATACTAAAAAGCTTATTTAGCATTCCAAAACCCCTCAGGCGGCACATAAAACGCAGGCCGTTTACCATCAACACGCTTTTTCTTCTTAGTAAATCCAAGCCTATGCATAATCTGGCCAACACGCTTTTGTTCAGGCGGACGCATAGCATGAGGATCCATACCAAGTACCTCAGTCATAATATCGGCCAGCGAATAATCCCCACGCATATTTTTAAGCAACCAATCATAAATAAGCCCTTCCCATACATCAGAATCAAACCTATCTTCCTGCTGCTCTTCAAACAAATGTTTATACTCATCAGTAGGCCACCACGGCATACCCTCATTAAATAAATGTAAAGCCTCAGCCCAAAGCTGGTCCCTATCACGGGCAATCGCATCCTGGCATATGTTCGTACACATCACAGGCCAATATCGTCGGTTACCTGTTGAGTCCTTTAAATACCTATCTTGGTTAGTGGTACCCACAAACACACATTGTCTAGGGAACTCCTGCACCATACGCCCATAGCTAGGTCGGTACCTATCAACTTGCGAACCAAAAAACTGTTTCGCCTTCGTATTTTCAGCCTTATTAAACGAATCAAGTTCAGCCAATTCAATACCCCACATGCCCTGCATCTGCTGAAACGTATCTTTTTCACCAAGCGCCATAGGGGTATCAGTAAACCAATCACCAAATAAGTTATGGCACATAGTCGATTTACCCAACCCCTGCGAACCTTCCAAAATCAACACCGAATCAACCTTAACCGGTGGCCGCATAACCCGCGCAACTGCCGACACCAAAAAGAATGTTCCAACCATAGCCGTATAATCAGTATTTTCAGCACCTAAATAAGTATGTAACCACGCAGCAACCCTAGGCGTACCATCCCACTTAACAGCATTTAAATACTCTTTCACAGGATGAAAAGCATGTTCCTCAGAATGAACAACAATAGCACCAATCACATCACTTGCTCTTGGCGTAAACCCATAGGTTTCAGAAAGGTAAATACGTAAACGCTCAGTGTCAGTATCGGTCCACTCACCCGGTTTACCCATTTTAAAAGGTGGCTTTTTACGCTTAATAATACGGTAACTAAAGTCGCAGTAACCCAAAACGCCCTCAAAAGCAGGGTCATTTTCAAGCACCAGCTTAGTGTTACTAATACTCGCTTGAGGCATACCCGAATTAGTTCTTTGGAAATGAGCTTGCCACTGCTCATCCCCCACTGAACGCTGTCGCGCGTCAGCGTTTTTCGGCGCCGGTATCCCCTCTTTTTTACCATCATTAGCACTCGGTTTGTTAACTACACTAAGTAGCTGTGTTTTAACCGCATCAAGCCCTGCACTAACATGTAAATCATTCCAATCGTTTAAAGTGCACCCCGCCATCATGCCGCCTTATCAACAACAGCAGCAAAGTCTGGTATAGCAACCAAACCACCCACCGCAGCTGCCGCATCATTAGCTAGGGTTACACCCGGGTTGCCCTTGGTATTAGCATCATCATCAGCACAAAATATAAATGTTTTATCAGTAAGCTTGTGTTTAAGCTCAGTCGCCACCGCCATTAAATTACCCGCATCCAGTGCCACAGCGCACGGCCAATTAGTCGCCATATGAATACTGGCTCCAGTAGCATAACCCTCACACACTGCCAAAATATTGCAGCTGCTCGCCTTACCAATAAAATGAAACAGTCCAGCCTTACGGCCATGCTTTAAAAACAACTTAGTGCCTTGCTCATTAATAACCTGAACATTCCAAAGCGCCTTATTAATATCAATTAACGGCATCACTAAATCTCCCCGCTTAAAATGTAAAAAACTAAAATCGCGGGTTTCCTTATCAGGTAAATCAGCAAAAAATTGTTTAATCTCTTTACCCCCCGTTACTGCCTCAGTCGTAAAGTCAGGGTTAAAAATCACAATAACAGCACATTTAAAGCTGCTTAAACCAAAACTGGCCACCTTTTTGGTAGCCAAATATTTATTAGAGTTAACCGGTTTAGTAAATTGCTCAACCAATAATTTGGAAAAATCAGCAATTACCCCCTGCCAACGCTGGCGCTCAGCTTCTTCTTTTTCTTGTTGCGCTTCGCGCGCTTTAGCACGTTTTGCAAATTCCTTTTTAAGTCTGGCTTGCTCTTCCGGCGATACCGGTTCACGCTTCATAACAAAACCATTATCTTTCGCCATTTTAAAAACAGTCGCAATGGTCGTACCGCCGCCAGCCTTAATACTGCGCCATGTACTCTTAATATCGCTCGGTTTATATTGCTCACTGCCAGCGCTCCAACTATCAAACGCATCAAAGCCTGTATCACCAAACTCATTTTTAATACCCATACCCACTTTAACCCACTCATCGCGTGAGCAACTAGGGTCAAGGTACTGCAACGCATCTTGTAAATCCTGCAAACTTGTTTGCTGCATTGTTATTATTCCTGTGTTGTTGTATTAAAGCGCTCCCTTAAATTAGTATGTTCAGTAACCAAACCAACAAACCAAAAAAAGGAAGCAAAACCATGTCAGATAAATTAAAGTTAATTTGTACTGCCTGTGGCAGCAAAGATTTTGAGTATCCAGCTCGACCGAAACCTAACGACCAAGTTACGTGTGCCGGCTGTGGTGCAGCCTCTACATACGGAGAGCTTCAAGCCCAAGCGGAAAAGGAAGCCAAGAAAATACTTGATGGGATCGGCAAAAATATTTTCAGGTAATTTTGTCAGTATTAATTCATACCCCGCTATCGCTTGTTGCAACTCAGAATTATCAACCGATAGCTCAACCTTTAAATTTTTAACCGCCATAAATCACCTGTATAAAAAAACATATATCACACGCTCTGCATGCCCTTATTGTTATTGGTCTAAAATTAACCACACAACAACACAGGAACAAACCTCATGAAAACCACAAAATTAAGCAGCGCGCTTACTTTCCTCAAGCGGATAAATATCAGGCCGAAGTTCATAGCGAGAAACTCCCGTTACTTTTTCGATAAGAATCACTTTATCAGGTGCAACTTTGCCTGTTCTTAGCCAGTAAGAGATATTTTGTTGAGAACTATTAATTGCTTTTGATAACTTAGTTTGCGCACCAGCGATCTTGATTGCTTTCTCTAAAGCTGGGTAGTTAGAGTTCATAATTCATCTCTATAAATAATTGTTAGGCACAAATAATACAAACAGCTTTGTTATTTTGCAACATGTATTTTTGTGGATACACAATACAAATTATTTTGTAACATTATAATTATTAAAATTTCATTAGGTTTGATATGAATAATTTAGGCGAACGTCTGAAACATGCATTGTTAACAAGAGGGATGGCTCAATCAAAACTCGCCAGTGAAATTGGTGTTAGTCAGCAATCAATTCAATATTTATGTTCTGGTAAAGCTCAAAAGTCAGGTAATACCGCATCTATAGCCAGAGTTCTAAATATATCTGCTGATTGGTTAGAAAAAGGCATTGGTCGAATGGAGGCTGACCCAGAAAATGTATTACCCAATTATAAAGTACTATCGAGTATTCCATTGATTAGTTGGATACAAGCTGGTCATTGGACAGATATTCACTTAGGCGATGTAGAAGAGTTTTATCCATGTCCTGAAAAGCATAGCAAACTTACTTATGCACTCGAAGTTCATGGTGAATCTATGTCACCCGATTTTATTAATGGTGAAATAATATTTGTTGATCCTGAAGTTGAAGCCCGCAATGGCTCATGTGTAGTTGTGCGTCAAAACGGCAATACCGAAGCTACATTTAAGCAGCTAATTATTGATGGCTCTCAAAAATACTTAAAAGCATTAAACCCAAACTGGCCAAACCCTATAATTGAAATGCTCCCCGACGCTGTAATATGTGGTGTGGTAATTGGTAGTTACCGTAAGCGTCTTTAAATACATATCATTAATAACCAAAAGGAAATACGGTTTATGAAATACTTAAAAGTAATTGCGCTTACTATATTGCTATCTGGTTGTACCAATAGTATGACAGCTCTTCCACCTGAATCTGGCAAAGTGACTACGATAGATTTCAAAAGCTATAAATTAGATGAAACATCATCTAGCTATGTTGGAGACCCTGTTCTGACAAGGAAAGCGTATAAAGCATACATAGAAAAAAAGAGGGTAACACCATCAAATAGTTTTCAGCTGACAGGAGGCTTAGCTAACGTCGCAATTGCCTTACATGCAAATATAGGAGATCAATTTCAAATCGTCGGAGTCAATGAAAGTGGGAATAGGATGATCGCTGTACCTGGCAGTCACTTATCTTTTGGAATTGATAAGAATGGACTTTGGGATCATACAATGGCCAGCGCTAGCTATTGGAGCTCTCCCGTGGGTGGTGGCTCTCCGTACACAATGACTCCTGATACAACTAAATTTACTGTTGTTGAAAGTGTGACGCCACTTACTGAAAGTGGATATATAAATCACGAATTAATTTTTACAGGCAAAGGCTCTAATGGGCTACATTTTATCTACCGTGAGTACACTTTTGAAAATATGGCAAAGCAAGCATTTAAGCAAGAACTTATATACCCTGCTGATTCAAAAGAAATACGATTTAAAAATTATAGAATAATTATTGAGTCAAGTTCATCTACAGAGTTAGTCTACAAAATAGCATCTCACTAACTATTATATTTATAATTCAGTTTATAACTAAACCGCTACGGCGGTTTTTTTATGCCTAAATTAAAGTCACTTTAAAATAAAACAAATTTATTTGTTTTATTTAGTTGACTAAAAACAAAGCTACAAGTAAATTAAATAACAAATCAATTTGTTATTTGAGCCACCATGAACACAATTCGCACAGAAACCGGATACCAGCTTGACGATATGCACGTTAATGCCAAGCCGTATTCTCGTTTACCAACCCAACAAGCCCGTACTTTGTTACTGGTAGCTAAAGGCCTACCACAAAAAAGCATAGCCAACGTGCTGGGCGTAAAGCTGTGTACCGTTCGCCAGGCATGTAACGAGCTCAGCTTTAAATTTAACACCCATTCCATGCGCCAAACGGTACACCAAGCAATCAAGCAAGGCGTGTTGCGCTACACAGTATGCATACTGCTTTGCCTAATAAGTACTGCAAATAACGACCTAGAGCGCAGTTTTAGAACTATTCGGGTAGCCCGAACAGTTCGCACCACCCGCTTACGCCGCATGCGTGAGCTGCAAAACGACTTACTAGAAGCCTAACGGCACAAGGAGAATACCCATGACCAAAGTATTTTTATTCCCAACAGCCCGAAATAACGCCGCCACGACCCCGTTACTTCACAAGCTAAAACAAGCACAACAGGTAAGTCCATTTCATTTAGTGATACCTCAGCTAAAAGCGGCCAATAACCCATACCCTGAGCCACCGCCAACCGCGGCATAACTCAGGGTAAAAGTTTCACAACCTGCTGGCGCGCACTTGCCCAACTAGCCCAGCCGAGTGGTTGCCGTAAGCAACCAACAACACAACAGGATAAAAGGACGAACAACCATGCTAAACGTATTTACAGCACTCGTAATAAACCAACTAAAGCAACGTATCAACTTTATAAACCAGCGTTTAAATGGCGAAGAGCTGCGCATTTATGAATCAGGCACCAAATATTGCGTAATCATGCTGGTAAATACTCACAACAACCAGGTATTAGCGACTACCGCACTAAATGCCAGCGCCCGTCGCGACTTATGCATGACCAAAGCATTTTTAAGCCTAATTGAAAACACCCGCACAACAAAAACAATACAGGCCGCATGAAAACACTAAAGAAAAACCTAATCGCAATGCTCTGGGTAATCGCACTCATTGCACTGCTAATTATTGAACAAGCCCTAGAGTAATGAGTTTAACCAGTAATTTCTGACAGCTCACTCAACGAGTGGGCCGAACTGAAGTTATTTAAACACCAGGATAATGAATATGAGTAACCAACCTTTATCAGTCGTCGATGTAATTGAAAACCTTGTCGGTGCATACAACCAAGAAGTAGCCGAGTTTGATCAAATGGTCACCGAAGTCGACCAGCTACAAGAACAAAACGACAAACTAACCACCTTGGTAAAAGACTACGAGCAAGGCGCGGCTGTATTGTTAAAAAAGACAGAAAATGCCGAAATAAAGCTGGCGCAAGCAAACCGAGAACGCGACCAGGCATTAACCAAAAATCAAGATTTAACCATTATGCTCAATGCCTTTAAAGAAATAGCCGGCACACCTAAAAAGCTGCGCGACAAAATTAAAAGCTATAAAGAGCGCCTTGAAAGCCAGCGCCTAGCAGCTGAGCAGCAAAAGCGCTACTACCAAGATGAGCGCAAGCTAACTAAGCAACTAAAAGCACAAATAGCTGAACTTGAAAACCGCTTAGATGTTGCATCAATAAACCAAATTTACAGAAGTGGTAACGACATAGTGCAAACCTACCCATACCACCTAGGCGGCATGGTTGAAGGGCACGACGAACAACAAACGCCCCTACTCTACTTACACCAAAGTGGCCGCGGCGGGTTAATACTGCTAAACAATGACGACGAAGCAGAACTAGTCGAAGCCCCAAAAGGTGGCCTGCGCCCAACCAAAGCCACCCTAGAACATTGCGGCAACTGGCTACGCCGCGCAAAAGCGAGAGGTTGGAAAATAGACGTAAAAGACCTTGAAGCACTCGCAAACAGTAACGACTAGCACTGAATAAAACCCATATATTCCTGAACTGAAAGGCAAACACTATGAAAGATACATGCAACTGTTTCACTGAAAATTTAGAACGCGTTAAAAATCATTTAACTGAATCGGGAGCAATACCTGAAGGCGCTATTGATATTAAAGTGCATTGGCAAAACCAAGTTTTTATTTTAAGTGAAGGTGATTTTTCACCAGTGAATCCAAAAATAAATATCGAATTTAGAGCACCAAAAAAAGGTGGTGGACACGCCCGCAATTTGCGTAAAAACGATGTTTCTATAATAGCTACCCATTGTTGTTATTGCGGCCGTAAATACAACCGTGCCGACTAATGAACAGCTTTGAGCAAGCAACGCTCGAAACCTTGGTCAGTTTTAAAGCCAAAGACCAAAAAGAGATCAGCCGCTTACTAACTAACAAAAAGCTTCAACAAGAAGCCTGCCAGCTAGTTAAAAAGTGGAACGACAAACGTAAACAACTGGGCTTAGTCCCATGGGAATAACAGGAACCACCATGAACACAGAACTAAACGACGTAATGCTCGACCTAGAAACCATAGGCCAGCACTCAAACGCGGTCATCGTCTCTATTGGCGCCGTATTCTTTAACCCAATCACAGGCAACATTGGTGCAGAATTTTACCAAGTCATCGACATAGAAGATGCTATGAAATACGGCACAGTAGACGGCGCAACCCTTAAATGGTGGATGAAAAAAAGCGACGAAGCCCGCGCTATTTTTAATGACAAAGACACCATGCCATTAAAAGACGCCCTACTCGAACTTAACGACTGGTTATACCAAATTGAAGGCTATAAAAACCGTATTATTTGGGGTAATGGTGCCACATTCGACAACGTTATTTTATCAAACGCCTACACCGCAACCAAAATGACCAAAGCCTGGCATTTTAGTAACGACCGCGACGTCCGTACTGTTGTTGATATTGGCCGGCGCTTACTAGGAATCGACCCTAAAAAATCGAATAAATTTACCGGTAAACCCCACAACGCTCTCGACGATGCTAAACACCAGGCTAAATATGTAAGCGATGTATTTAAACAACTAAAGCTAGTCACTTATGCACAAATTTAAACGCCACAGCGTAGCCCAACAACGGGCCCGCATACGCCAATTTTATAATCGTAGACATACAGTAAAAAACACACAGCCAAACGAGAGGAAGGTGACATATGAAAAAGCCTAAATTAATGAAAGCCCGCTGCTGGGCCAAAAACCACTTTCATAACGACTCACTACCAAGTTATCAATCACTTCGCGACTGGGTAGCAACCGGTTATGTACTAGGTGAATTGGTAGGCCCAGGCCAACAAGTGTATATTTACGAAGACCAACAACCAGGAACGCATGCAAAAGCAAAAGAAATTGCATTGCAACTAGCAGCGAATAGCTAACATGGCACCAAGAAAACGACTTAACAAAAACCGAGACCTGCCGCCGTTTTTATACTTTGATAAAAACGCCGGCTATCAACTCAAACTGGTAAACGGCAAGCGTAAAATAATCAGCCAAAACCGTACCGAAGCAATAATCATTGCCAACGAGTACAACCGTATAAAACGCGGCGGCTCATTACTAGATGACCTGATCAACGACACCGCCTCAAAAACCAGTTTTAGCAGCTTGGTAGATAAAATAATTGAGCGCATGACCGCCGATAAAAAGCCCGGCAGCAGTGTTGTATCTACTTGGTTAAACGACGCCGAGCGCGTTAAATCATACTTCACAATGCCAGGCGAAGAAATAACCCTAAGCGACGTAACCGACTACATGGATCACTTTCACCAAAGCGCCAGTAACAACGTATACAACCGCAAATTAAGTTTTCTTGAACTGGTATTCGATTACGCCAAAGACACAGGCCATATGACGACCAACCCTGCAGCGCTTAAAATTAAAAAACCAAAAGAAGCCAAAAAACGTAAAGCCCTGGACGTAAACGCATTTGAAAAAATACGCGCAGCCGCTCCACTCTGGCTAAAAACAGCCATGGACTTAACCATGCAAACCACCCACGCAGTGCTTGAAGTATCGCGCATAGAATACAAACTAAAAAAAGCAGAGCCAGGGCGCTGTGGTTGCATTTGGTATAAAGAACCACTCACAGATCAATACGGCAAAATATATGGCGAACTGGCTATACACCGCCAAAAAACCTATAAAAGTGAAGCGTCGCACGTGATCATACCCATCAACGACACAATAAAAGCCATTATCGACAACAGCCGCGACAACACCGTATCGCCCTACGTCGTGCACAAGCTCCCTAAAAAGAACTCAAACCCAACCAGTGCATTGGTAAACCACATCACCCAAATAGTAAGCAAAAACATCAGCCGCGAATTTTCAAACGTACGCGACCAACTGGGCCTATACAGCAACCTAAAACCAGAAGAACGCCCAACGTACCACGAGATACGCGGCCTATCAGCACGACTAATAAAAGCCCAAGGCTGGGATCCACAAACCCGCATGGGCCACTCTGATAGTAAATCAACCAAAGTCTACACCGAATTCGGCAAGCAAATAGAATGGGTGCAAGTGCCCAATTTGACTGTGAACCTAAGCTAAATAGCAAGTGAGCTACTAAGCCGAAAGATACATAAAATTTAAGCGATGAATGCAAAAACCCGCTAATTAGCGGGTTTAAGATTTCAGGTTATTTATTATTTTATCTTATAGTTTGTACTTTGTGTTCAAGTATTCATAGGTTCTATTAAAGGCAGCTTTTGTATTTCGTAAAACATATAGACATTCTGGAATATCATGTGGGTTAATAAAGTGATGTCCACTACGTCCAATCTCAGTAATAAAGCCATCAATTTGCGCAATCACAGCCTCTAGCTGTAAATTAACTAATTTAGCACTATCTATGTTCAATTTATCCCTGAGCCTCTTCACTACAGGGCAGGTTTTTCGAAGTTTCCAAGAATATAAATTGAAATGAGGACCAAGCTTTCTAGCTGCGTTAGTTTCTTTTGGAACAAAATCGGAGTACACATCTCCTCCTGTACTTTCTAACTCGTCCAATATTTTTGTCAAAAAATCTAAAAGTCTTTGCTGTTTGTCATACTCAATTTGTTCTTTAAATTGCTTACGTTGTTCTTCTAAATTTTCTTTACTCAATATCTCAGATGACTTAATAGCCTCAGTCGTATGCTCATTTGCTTTTGCTTGTTCTTTATTACTTTTTGACTGTAAATAAACAGTATAAATAATACCTAAAAATGAGAAGAACGAGAGAATAGGGCCTAATACACCACCAAAGAAAGCACCAAAATGAGACCATGTTTCAGTAGTTCCACCAAAACCCACTCCAACGCCTTTAAACCATAAAAAATAAACGCCACCGATACATATAAAAGCAAGAGCTATAAGTACAATCAAGAGCCATTTTGGTGGCGTTTCACTATTAGAGTTAGACATAAATATCCCTTTTAAATTGTAGTTATATATCAATAAGCTCTTTCTGGAACACCAAGCAATCTTAAAATTTCATTTTTAACACTTCGTAGTTCATGAGCTGGTAACGAATTAGGCGCTTTGTTAAATATACTATACCCTTTAGCATATCTTTCTCTATAGCTATCATAAGCATCTGAGGTATAGCTATTCATCAAGTACATATTAGGCTTACCCGATAAACTATTAAATAATTTCAATAGCTCCTCTTGGTCTAATTCGTTTTTTTCTTGCTGTTTAAAATAAATATCTCTCTCTTCTTCATAATCATCTGCACTTTCATCAAACAAACCGTAGTAACCAGGACTGAATGCATAATGGGTTGATACTGCAACCATCAATAACGCGAGTTTAGTTTTTTCATTTTTTTTCTCTGAAAAGCTTTTAGCTAAATGACTTAAGTTATAAAAAGCTCTTACGTTGCGATCTTTAATTTCATTGATTTTCGCAGGCCCTATTATCAAATCAGGCTCTAAAACATCAAAATATTTTTCAGCCATCATGAAACCAATATCGATAAATACGAAATCATAGTTATCTATTATCGGCTTTAAGCCATTAGGAGAAGTAGAGTAAGGTATATTTACCAAGTCATTCGTAAAACTCATTTTATCTGAGCTTTCAACTTCTATCGTTCTGGGGAATGGGTAGTTATGTTTAATAGACATTTCACCAAACATGGCGCAACCATTATGGTCAGAGATAACAAGTACCTCATACCCATCTGCCATAAGCGCGGTGCTAATATCAATAGTAAGCAATGTATGCCCAGCACCTCCTTGGCCACCATAAAAACTAACAAGTTTTCCTAATTTACCTTGCTTATTTGGCGGGTAAGGTAATCCATGCTTCAAACAAAACAACTCAAGTGTTGCTGGCGGTATGTTTAAGCTGCTACCAGCGGTCACCGGCGCTTCATACCTTTGCCATAATCGCAGGTTCTTATAAACACTACCTGCCGCTTGTTGACTCGATAAACCTAATTTTTTACGTAATTCTCTTAAGTTTTCGGGAGTAATTCTCTCCAT